ACAACACCTGTGTGTTGGACTTCTCCACCACGGATTTTACTGTTGATACCCCTGATCTTACCTGCGTTGATACCAATACCAGCCCTTTGAGCGACATAGCGACCGATGGCCATATCAGAACTAAAAATACTATCCAAGGTGTCGTCAACATCAACCAGAACGCAACTCGCAAATTGCCGAAGAGGAGTTCTAACACCTGCCATGACGGGCGTGGGGATGTTGATTTTGTGTTTGGAAATGGCATCGTAGTATCTTTTGATGTAATCTAATTTATTTTCCGTATAGTTTTGAAAAATAGTAATAGCAATCAACATGTACATGAACTGTGGAGTTTCATATACTGCATTAGTGCTTCTATCCTGAACCAAATACTTATCAACTACCTGACGTAAACCAGCGTAAGTAAATAAGTTATCACGCTCATGATCGATGTAACTATCTAGTTCATCAATTTCCTCTAAACTAAAGTTTGCTAGGATTTCAGCATCATATACTCCCTTCTCTTGACAGGTAGTAATATGTTGTTGAAGATTAGGAAGTTCTTTATGACCACCATACAAACTTTTCCTCAATTGAAAGAGAAGAAGTCTTGCAGCAACATACTGATAGTTTGGATGGTCTAAATCTATTAAATCACTTGCTGAACGGATTAATATTTCTTGTATTTCTCCTGTAGTAATACCATCATAAAACTGTATACCTGATTGTATCTCTACTTGACTTGCAGATACACCTGCAATGCCCTCACACGCTTCTTCTACCATTACATGCATCTTTTCTAAGTCAAGACTTTCAATGCGTCCATCACGTTTTTTAACCTTTGTTCCGTTGCTCATACTTTTTTCCAGTTGTTAAATTTAATTTTTGCTTTTAATCCTGAATATGTGTTTGATTCTAACACACTCATAATATTCTGTCCACCCAAGACCATATCGTTGATGTCCTTTTCAACAATATTGTTTGGCCATATTACAACTCTTTCACCTCTGTCGATAGTGGTTGATATTCTTTTAACAATTTCATTGTTGCGCGGCTCGTTATCATAGATCCATATAGGATCATTAACACCCCACTTACGAACATCAGCGTCTGCACCACACATAGCAATTGAATTGGATACGAACGTCGAATCAAACGGTCCTTCAGTGACGTAAACAGAGAATTTATTGTCAATTTTGTCCAATCCATAAATCTTTGGTGCGTCGTCATTAATCATCACGGTAAGATATTTAGGCACAGATTTTTTTTCAATTGCTCTACCCTGAAACCCTATCAAGTTACCGTCTTGATACAATGGTATTATGATTCTCGGTTCATCCCTACCGATAGTGTCATAGGTCTTTTTATATGAATTACAGAACTCTTTAAACTTATATGCAAAGTAAAATTTTGACGGATCTAATTTTCTTTTTTCAAGATATTCCTTTGCAGAATCAACCTCTGAACAAAGAGGTAAATTAATTTTAGCAACTGATTTGAAAACTGGTGTCTCAAATTCAAACTTTGGATTTGGTGTATGTCTTCCCTTGCCAGTATGACCTTCTTTAAATTTTTCCATCACAAATTGCTTGTGCAATCCTAGGTCAATCGTTTTCAAGAAATTAGAAAACGACATACTAGCACCACAATTATGGCACTTGTAATTGGCATTGTTTTTTATTGAATAAAGATATCCTCTGGCAACATTCTTCCTCTTCTGTGAGTCCCCACATATGGGACAACGGAAGTTGTATAGGTTCGGATTCTTTTGTTTGAATTTTTGAAGTCTAGAAGATATCAAATTGACATACTTACGGTCAACTAGATCCATTACAAGAATATTACTGGTTCTTTATTATACTCGAAGTTGTCTGTGGTGTCAACGCACCTCTTAAAGTCCTTTGTATGATTGGAGAAACCATAAAAATAATTATGGTAAGTGAACCTGCGATTGTCCACATCTTCTTCTCTATGTTACGGAGTCTATCATCTACCTTTCTTATATCTCTCTCGCATCCTTTCTTTATTGATTCTGTTTCTCTCTTAAGATCAAGAGATAAATTATCTACCTTCTCAAACAATACTGCATCGATACGGTCTTGCTTATCTAACTTCTCATTATGCACAGCAAGAAGTTGACCCATCTTGACAGAGTTGTCCTGTAAGGATTCAACAACTTTTTCGAGTCTTTCTATTATAGCAGCATTGACACCATTACTATCCATATCTCTTCATCACTTTCTTCTTCTTTTTCTTTTTATGGACGGGTGGGGAATCTGGAGGTAGACCTGCGACAGCACCAGTAGCAACACTTGTTGCTATTGCATTCTCTCTAAAATATTTTATAATTTTGCGTAGTCGTCTGTCCATCAGATCATCTGTAACTCGTTTAAACAATACTCATCTGGTGCAATATCATGAATTATAGTATGTGGATACTCAGGTACCCTCTTCAAAAAGATCAAAAAACTTGTGACACTTGGCCACAGTTCTGGTTCCAGTTTATAAAACAACAAAGGAATAGTTGCTTCATCAAATACATTAAACAAGACAATCAAATGGTTTATGATTAAATGTGTCTTCAACACTCCCGTATTCATGTACCGTTTGAGGAGTCTTTTAACATACTTAAATTTTTTTAAGTCTTCGTCAAAATCCTCCTTAGTAACAGCTTGGGGATTGTCGTAATATTTAATGGCAAATAAAAGGTAGTTATCCTCGTTCAATTCATGAAATTTCATAAATCATCTATTATGCATCGCCAAAGAAGGTATCGTCAGCAGCGTCACCAGCAGAACCATATGCAGCAGATCCAGTACTAATACCAGACATTGCAACTAAAACTTCACTCTTAACTCTTAAGTTACCATCACAGTCATTATAAGTTGTAAGTCCAACCCAACCACCATGTGCAACAGAGTATGCAGTAGTTCTAGCAACACCAACTTCTCCTTCGTCTACACCATAGATGTCAGCTGCACCCCAATGAGAGTCATGAAGAGTTGACTTAGGTTTTTGTGAAATTGTATAGTTTGTAGCAGCAATTGCAACACCACTTAGATGTTGTGTACTAGCGATGGAACACGTTGTTTGATTAGTAATAGCAGAAATAACTGCTTCTCCAAAAGTGTTTCCTACACCAATAGAAATTACATCTCCTACAGAAGCCGCACTGAATGATGTGCCAGAACCAGTGACAACCTTGGTTGCATAGTTAACGCTTACAGTACCAGGAGAGTAAATATCGTCTGATTTTCCCCAGAGTGCCATTGATTTACCCGATAAAATAGTTTTGTTCTAAGATTATTTATAAAAACCAAAAAGAGACTCCCTAGCAATGGGAGTCTCAATCTTTTACTTGTTAAGTAGTGCTTTCTCTAGTGCTTCCACTAGTTGATCATCTACTTTGTTACCTGATTTGGCAGCTGCCTTCTTAAGAAGTGCAATCACAAACTCTTTTAGTTTGTCTTCTAGATCCTCAGGGATCTTATCTACTGCCTTGTTTATTACATTGATAGCAATAGGTAGTAAAAATTTAGTCATAATAATACAGTAATTACTGTAATATATAGCCAGTTTTTTTACTTCTTCTTACTTACATCCATTATGGCACCTTTGCCATACTTGTCAGTAATCTTTTTCTTCACCCTATCAAATGCAGAAGGTCCTGTGTTTACCTTCCTTGTCTTTTCCATTTCTTTACTTGGAGGCATTGTAGTTGCATCCTTTTTCTTTGGATTACTTCTCCAAGTGCCTTTCTCTAAAGCACGGTCACGCATACGATCGTAACCTTCCTCATTGAATTGCTTAAAAGTTTTAGTCATTGTCTGCCCTATCATGGAAACTACCTGTTTTATCAAATAGTTTTGAGGACTGTGACTTTCTTTTATCTTCAGCACTCCTAGCTTTTTTCCATTGCTTGTCTGCTTCTTTTGTGTCACCTTTCTTACGGGCATCTTTCATCTTGCGTTGAGCATCCCACTGTTGTGACTTATGTTTTGAAAGTGCACCGACTGCTTTACCATAGGGAGATTGACTCCTTTTTCTTGCCTTAGTACCACCAGATGCCTTAGTACCTTTGTGCATTACAGTCACTTTATCAGTCTTCATTGCCTGTACGTACTTCTTGATAGGTGTACCATCAGAAGTTTTCTTACCAGTATCCTTTACTTGTCCACCAGATCTAAAGTCTACTTTACCCCTTGTTCCTTTTTCTAGGATCTCCTTAATCATCCCTTTCATTTTCTTTTTCTTCTTTCCATAACCTTCTTCTACTGATGAAGGTGTAGTATCTGGTTTCTTATCTTCTATTGGATGCTCAATGACTTTACCATTAGCATCTTTTTCATGATGCTCCTTTTGCATCTTTTTCTTTTGCCAAGAATCAAGTGCGTCTACTGGACGACCACCCTTTGCTAGAACAGACTTCTTATGTGCTTGGAATGCAGCAGCAGAACTTGCCTTCTTCTCACCTTCTGCTTTACTTGCAGCAGCACGTTTCGCAACATCTGCTTTTGCTTTATCTTGAATTGCTTGCAACTTAGGATTCAATGCTTCTTGAGTCATTCCTGCCTTCTTCTTCATTTTATTGGCAGCAATTTCACCTGCAGTAGCTGCTACAGTTTCACCTGCGGTTGCTGCTCCTGCTTTTAATCCTTCTACACCTGCTTTACCAACTGCTTTTGTTGCTTTTACTGCACCTTTACCAACTACTTTTGCTCCTTTCATTGCACCTTTACCAGCTGCAACTGCACCTTTTGCTGCTACTTTACCAGCACCCATTGCTACTTTACCACCAACCAATGCTGCTTTACCAAGCACTGCGGGAATAGCAGCGAGTGGTGCTAGTTCATCAATTTGCTCACCTTCAGGTTCAAGTTCCATCTTGAGACCCATTGCTCTCAATTTATTTTTCTTGAGATTCACTCTAGTTGCAACTTCTCCTGATGACATGTCTGGTGTAATCTCCTTGGACATAGCACAATCTGTTTCTTTCTTCCCTTCTTTCTTCTTATCTTTAGGATTTAAAGATTTACCTTCTTTATCATAACCATAATTAGCATCTTCTGTAGCAAGAGGTTCTACATGCTCAGGATCCCAGTGATCCTTCATTGCCATCTTAGTGGCAGTAGCATACATAACTTCTTTTGCACGAGAACCATAGCGAGACTTCATATCAGCAAAGTTCTTTTTCATTCCTTTGACGATATCTTCTTTCTTATCAACCTGAGAATCAGTCATCTTCTCTTGGAAATCTGTAAGATCAACGACATCTACATCTTCCAATTTAATAACACTTTCACCTAATTCAGGATTAATCTTTACAGTATTCTTAATACCTTTCTTAGGAGTTATCTTTGGATTGTTGCTAGTGTTACCCATAATCTCGGTAATCTCTTCACTAGGAACATCAAGATCTTCCTTCATTCTACTCTTGATCGCTGCACCAATTGCACCACGACGCTTCATCAAATACTTATCAGTCTTATCTTTCTTACCGTCATTGTTCACATCACCATCTTCTTTACCTACAGGATCTAAACTTTTACCTGCTTTTACTCTTGCAGTATATGCTCCTTTCTTCTTCTCACCTTCATATGGAGTTCCATGATCAGTTGGATTTACAGATTGGATATTTGGATTTGCACGAAGTTCAGACTTCTTGACTGCATCTGCATATCTAACATAAGACTTACCACTCTTATCAGTAACTCTTACTTTGTCTTTACCATCTTTACGTTCTTCACTAAGACCTCTATACTCAACAAATGCATTGTGGAATGGATTATTCATATAGGTGTATTCATCCTTTAATCCTTTCTTGACACCTTCATATCCACCTTTCACTGCACCTTTTACTGCACCTACAGCACCTCTTGCTGTTGCAGATACAACTTTTTTAACACCTTTCTTGATGGCACTAACAAGACCACCCTTCTTACCACTACCAGGTTTAGAAGAGAATTTACTGAAACCTTTAGATTCACCGCTACCACTACCAGAATCGCTAGAAGATGATGAACTACCAGTTGAACCAGAAGATGCTGGTTTACCAGATGCACCATACTTACCTCTTTCATAACCTTTCTTGGCAGAACTCTTGACTGCACTACCTGCTCTTTGTGCAGTACCAACTGCTCTTGCACCTACACCTACAGCACCTGTTGCTGCTTTACCTACACCTTTAGCTGCTGATTTTAAACCAGACTTAATTTTTTTAGCAGCAGGACCTGCCTTCTTCATTGCAGCTCTAACTTTTTCTACTCTCTTAGCTGCATGGTTTATAGTTCCAGAAGGTTTTGATGTTGGTGATGATGCCTTCTTTTTATCTGGTGCTTGTACAGCAACATTAGGAAATGCTGAATGCTTTGATGGTGCTTCAGTTAATAACTCAGTTTCAAACTGTTCTAATACTGACTCAATTATAAACTCATCTTCGTCACACTCTACTAATGCTTCGGTAAAAATCTCAACTAATTCATCTTCGGTAAATTCATCTACCCAATCTTCATAAAAGAAACTGAAATCAAGTGTCTCCTTTGCTTCGCCAAACAGTTTTCCTCTTACTGCTTTCTTTTCCATGGCACTCATATTAGTGTTTGACATGTACTGAGAAAATGCTGCTGGCAATTCTATATCTTCTCTTCTTGCTCTATATCTAATGTCATAGACTGCTTGTTTTATTTTCTTTTCAGAACCGCCACCTTCATCTTTTGAAGCTGCAGCAGTCGATCCAGCAGGTGCTGCACCTCCTTTGGCCTTACGTGGGGGTAACTCTTCTTGGAGATAGGGTCTTCTTAACTCCCCAAATGCCTCCGAAAATGGATTAGACATAGCTAAATTCAATGATTACTTGATTTCTTCTTATTTTTATTTATCTTTGTAAAAGATCTTACTTTTTCAAAAGGCGTCATTCTCTGTACATATTCCCTATAGGAGTCGGTGCCAACCTCATGAACCTCGTTGATATCCTTGATCCACGACTTGAACATCATGCCTTCTTTAGTAAGAGCAATGACATAATTTGTACCTTGACGAATGATCCTTCCCATCAAACCATGATTTAAATTTTCAATCAAATCACCAACACCAAAGACATTTCCAGAGACAAAGTTTTCTCTTAAATTAAGGAAGTCTAACTTAGGTGCAATCTGCCAAAGTGAACTTTCTTGGACACCCATGTTTCTACGAACTGTATTATACAATTCTTTAGTCATCTTTTTGTCTAATGGTTTGGGAACACCAGTTGCAAAAGTATCAAAGTCACCATCGATCGCTGCCTTACGAAGTTTCGATGCAGACATACCCTCAACACCTTCTGCATCAGGGTCTCTTTCTCCTGCAGAAATAACATTAATATTTTCAAAATTATAAAGTTGACCGTTATACTTGGTTGCCAAACTTTCAAACTCTGATCTACGATCAGCACCTACAACAATGTTTACTTCACTATGACCATCAGCGTATGCAGACTTGAGAACATCAAAGATTGTACGCATCTTTGTATCATGAACAATATTGTTTGCATGATCAGGGAACATTGCCTTCATGAAACCAACTTTAGTTTCAGAATCTAAAGGATTTTTCTTGGCATCTTGTGAATGAGATGGATATATTTTATATTCACCATCTGCAGCAGTTTTCTTTATTGCACCCATCAGTGCTTCATGTCCAATAGTAGGTGGATTAAACCTACCAAACCCAACAGTTAGAGGACCTTTTGATGGTTGATCTTCTGCAGGTTCTTCCTCTGCAGGTGCCTGTTGCTGATCATGAGGAACTGTCTTACCACCAACTGAATCCTTAGGACCAGTTAATTCATCTTCACCAGGACCTTTTTTCTTACCAAAAAATTTCAGAGATCCTTTTACAGTTTTTGCTACAAGTTTTCCATTGTTATCATACCAATCGCCATGACCATTCCCCTGCAACCCCAGACGTGCTGCCTGTTGAGATGCAGTGCTTGTTGCTTCTTTAATGAAATCAACAAAATTCATTTCTTATCCCAGTTTTTTGCTACTGTAAAATTGTTTCTACTGAACTCAAAACGATCTATAAGTTTGATTGCACGACCATTCTTGATAGCAACAAACCCCTCAGGAGTAGTTACTTTATATCCATTGTTGATACGAACAAAAGTTCCTATAGATTTTGCACGTTCAAGTCTACGAATGATAAAGTTTTTTGCTTGTGTAATGTTCATGTGAGAAGCAATTGTCATATAAATGCTTCTTTGGTTTTTCTCAATAAACCTGAGACCAAGTGTTTTGATACGTATATATTTATCCTTACCAGATTTGCTCTTCTTAGAAGAAACTTCTTTGTCTAGAACAGATGCATAATACCTAGAGAAGTCACGAACAACAACAGATGCACTCTTTAGTGTCTTACCTTCTCTGACATATGAGTTGAAAAACTTTTTGAATATTGTTGGCATTGCATAGTCTGACTTTTGCATCGAATCTAAAAAGAGTGATGCTTGCTTTAGAGATCCACGAGAACGTGAAACTAGAGCAGCAAACTTCAACCTATCAACAGCACTAAACCTAGAAGCACCAACAGAGTCAGTAAAATTCGCAGAGGGAACAAAGATATCCTGATGATCCTGAATATTCTTTCTGAATCCAAACTTTGCATCCATCGAAGATAAGGAGTCACCACTATATTCCGTATGAAATACGATCCCCAATACCGCCTTGGATACCTTTTTAGCAAGGTGACTACCAAGAGGAATGGTATAAGTGATAGTATTAGGAGTGAAACTAATAACTCGGTCTCCACCGATAGATAATAAT